CTGTCTGCGCCTCCTGGACGAGCCACTGGCCGCCGATGAATCGCTTCTCTTCTGGCTCGCTGCGTCCGAAGACGCGATCAAGAATGCCCATCAGTCTCCCTACAACTCAATCCACTCGACCTTAGCCCTGGGCTTAGGTTCAACTAGCAGGGACTTTACACCCTGAAAGGCGACCACCGATGCGATTGCGGCGTCAATCTTATCAGGGCTGGACTTGTACGCCTTCCCCAACACAGTACCGTATCGCGTCTGCTTAGTATGAACGTTGCCGATGTGCCGAGCGATTAGTGGATCGCCGTCGTGCCTAAGGCCTTCTCCTGTCGCAACGGCGGTGAAGAATCGGTCGCAGGCTGGACCCATACGCTCAAGTGATGAGGTCGGAAAGATGGCGACTCTTGCTCCGTACCGTTGCGCCCATTGCTCGATTTCAGTCTGCCACCCTGGGGGGTCGCAGAAGAGCGTGGCGTCGTAGGTCTGCATCGCGTGATCAACAGCCGCATCAACCTCGGCTCGCGGCACTGTCCACTCAGGGTCGCGGGTGTTTCGCTCCCAAGTCTTGATGTGAAACAGATAGCCGTCCAGCGTGCAGCCGACGAGCGACGAGGCGTCACGAGAGTATGAGCCGTCCATACCGATTGCGATGCGGTCGCCTGGCTTTGGCGCTTGGGCGAGGTCCTTGAGTTTCATCCATTGATCAAGCCCGATCCAGCGGTCTGGCGGCTGGACAAAGAGGTTCAGGTGGTAGCGCATCATCTCGTGGCGTGGGATCTCGGTGGCTCGTGCGACAAGTCGGTCAATGTCCACGAACGCTGGCGCACTAGGGTTTGATTCCTCTAGTGCTTCTCGCCATCCAGCCTCTGTCTCGTAGTCGTGTCCCTCACGAGCCGCCCACCACTCTGCAAGGAAGGATGGGTCACTAACTTCGCCCAGACTGATCTTCTTGGCGTAGGTGAGCAACCGCCCGAGCAGGGTGTTCTCGTCAGACCCTGCCGTGGAGATGTTCAGCTCAAGCGCCTCTGCGCGCTTGGCGAGAGAGTTAGATAGAACGAGATGCACGCGCTCTTTGTTCCCAGTCCACTCGTGCAACTCGTCTGCGATGAAGCACGTCGGACGGCCGCCGTCGTTGGTGCCTGCCGCAGCAGCCACGCGGTACATACGCCCTGGTCCATCCTTGCGAAGAATCTCAGTGTCGTAGACCTCAAAGTGCTTGGCGAGCGGACCCTGCGTCAGCATTATGCGAGCGGTTCCGAACAGCAGGTCTGCCTGCTCGAATGAAGCAGCAGCCACTGGGATGTTGGCTGCGAGTGGTGCCTTCGGTCCTGCTAGTTCAGCAAGAGCGATGGCTGCAAGGAGTTCGGTCTTGCCGTTGCCCTTCGGGGTGCCAAGCAGTGCGCGGCGCACGAGCCTCTTGCCTGTAATGGCGTCGTACTCGTAGAGCCTCCAGATAAAGGCACGCTGCCACGGCTCTAGCCTGAATGGGTCTCCGAACTTATCGCCTTCACCGTGAACGAGATTGGTCTCAATCCACCGGCAGATCAAGCCACCCCAGCTAGGCGGTGGCGGTGTCGGGATCGGACTGCTGTAGAGCGGCCTCTTCTGGCTCGGCTTCGGTGATGCGGCGAGGGTCCTCTTCCTCGCCTTGCTCGATGCTGGCTGCGTAAGCGATTCTGGCATTCAGTTCCTCAAGGCTCCTCGCGGCTTCGCTGAACTGGATACCCAGTTGCAGACCTGACCGTGGGTTCAAGCCTAGCCGATCCTCTAGCTGCCTGATCTCAGCATCGGCTGCTGTCCTCTGTCGGTACATTGGATTCACGACTGGCTGCCCTTGCGATCCAGCCACCATCGGCTCTGCGCGAATGAACGAGTCCATCCGCTCGCGCTCGTCGTACAGCCCGAACAGCCGCTCGACTGCTGGACGCTGGGCTGGCGCGACCAGCGAAGCGAACGGCGATGACCAAAAGGTCAGCCAAGATTCCTTCCAGCGGTCGCTCAGATGCGCCGGTGCAAGAGGCAAAGCGTCTTCAGCGATTGGGATTTGTGCCAGCACGCCGACGTCCTTCGTGCCTCGGCCTTGTCTGCGTTCAGCAGATTTCTTGACTCTCACAAAAAAACCTCACAGTCCTACAGGACTTTACCGCACTCGGCGCTGGATAGACGCCCCCCTCGTGCAAATAGAATAAGGAATGCCCCCCATTAGAACGTCTGTACTAGTTGTTTACGGTCGGTGTGCGCCTTGCGGCTGTTGCACGAGAGGCAGAGCAGCTGCGCGTTCTCCCAAGTGTGCGTGCCACCCTGACTAAGTGGCTTGATGTGATCAAGGGTCGCCCAGTCGTATCGCTTCTCAGCGCGCTGAGCGCGTGGCGTCTGTGGGTGCTGAGTCTTGATGCCGCAGGTCTGGCAGATGCCTTCGTCTCTGAGGTAGATAGACAGGGTTGTAAGCGTTCGGTCGCCGGCTTCTACGGCTGCTCGACGGCGAGCGATGTACCGATCCGTTGATGCCTTCCCAGCCTTCCAACCTTCTGGGGTCCAAGGTCGGCCTCTTGCCTTGCAGGTGGCCTTGCCGCAGTATTTGCGGCGCTGATCAGATGTGTCAAAGCTCTCTTTGCACACTGGGCATTGCTTGCTCACGACTCGATGTCTCGCCTCTGCGGGTTGTGACGCCCTTCTAAGTCTCAGGCTGCAATCACCCAAGTGGCCGCGTTGGTCTGGGTAAGTTCGTCCAAAGTAATCCCCGCACCACGCGCAGGTCCCTATGCCGTTCGGAGGCAGCCAGAACGATACTGCCTTGCGTAGTCGCTCTTGATGATTGACCGGCTGCGTGCTTGGCGTGTTCTCTGGCCTGCCAAACTGTCTATTGCGCTTGGCAAGACGACCGCACTTGTCATCGCAGTAGCGAGGCTGCTCAAAGTTCCTGTTCATCTTGACTGGCTTCTCACACGCAGCGCACGGCTGGCTTGGCAATCTATCGGCTGCGTCGGCAGGAAGTTCACCGTTCCTTATAAGCCGGCAGAGCTGACTGCAGACGAAGTCATCCTCGCGTGCGTTCTGATGCAGCGGCCGTACCGTGCCGCAGACTGAGCAGGGAACTTCTTTCACTTGCCCTTCTTAGCCCTGCGCTGCGCGCGGTTAGGGGTCGGTGCTGCGCTCGGCTTCTTGCGCGCCGTCATCAACTCGATGAGTGGCTTCCAGTCCTGCTCATAGACCTTGACCTGGTCGTAGCGTTCCATCGCAGCGGATACCGCCCCCCTGTCTACCCGCCCCCCCTTCGTCTCTTCGTAAACTTCCTGCAGCGCAGTGACGATGGCAGGCACGTTCGGGATGGCGAAGAACGATGTCTGAAACTCATCCCACACGCGTTGTACTGGCACTGCCTTGCTGTGCGGCCCGATCAACTCAGGCTGCGCGCTGAAGTCAGAGACGATCACTGGCGTGCCGCAGGCTTGGCTCTCCACTGCAGGGATGCCGAAGCCTTCGCCCATCGAGGTGAGCAGCTGCACGTCGGCAGCCGAATACATCTGCGCGATGGCGTCCTGCGGGATGCCGTTGCGGAAGTGGACTGGGTGCGGATACCGCACGCGCTGCTGGTCAATGCCGAGGCTTGCCACGAGGCGCGGGATGTTTACCCCTTCGCTGTGTCCGTTCGGCTCAGTGTGAATCATCCAGTAGACGTCAGGTCGGTCGCGCATAAAGGTTGCCATTGCGTCAGCCATCTCACCGAACGCCTTACGGACTGGGATTCGTCCACGGTTGGCTGCGTTCGTCACGACGAGATAGGAGTCCTCTGGGATTCCCATAGCCTCGCGCGCGCCCTTCCCTCGGTCGTAGAAGACAGTGCGGTCAATGGCGTGCGGGATGTATGTCAGTTCCTCTCTTGGCACGCCAGCCTTCAGCAGTCTGTCCTCACCGAAGCGGCTCATTGCGATGACGTGATGCTTGCCTTCCAGTGCGAACTTGGCAACGCCGGGTGGCACTGGGTCGTGGTCAATGGGTGTCCAGCAGGCGAGGTTCAGTTCCTTAAATGCATCTACGCCGTTGAGCGGCCAGAGGTCAAAGAGGATCACGCCGAAGCCTGGCTGGTCTCCGACCCACGCCTTGATGTTCTCAGGTGCAGCGTCAAGCGAGTAGCGGATCAGACCTTCAGGAAAGATCGGGTGACCGTGTGAGCAGTTCATCATCACGCTCGCGCCGTGGTTCGCGCTGATCGCAACCTCGTGTCCGTCTCTCACCATCTGATGCACGACCTGTGCCGTCTGCATCCCATAGCCCGAAGGGATGTGGCAAGCGTTGGAATACCAAGCGATGCGGCTCATTGTCCTCTCTCCTCTGCTCCTACTTGTGTTTGGTCAACCTACCGTGGTCTGTCCTACAGATTACCCGAAGCCGATGCTCTGGTGCAAGCAGTGGGCCGCCCTTGCTGATCGGGTCAAGGTGGTCCACCGTCAGGTCTTTGGTTGTGCCACAGACTTCGCACCACGGTCGCTTGCTTCTGATCTGGCTGCTCAGCTTCTTCCAGGCAGGGTCAGCGTATGGGTTGGGTCTGCCCTCTTTCCACCGGCTCTGCGCCGCTGCTCGATGTGTCTGGCATCTGTTGCCCACCATTGTCAGCACGCCGCAGTCAAGGCACGGCCGCTGGAAGGTCACGCCTTCGGGAACTCTGGCAGCGGTAGCCCAGGCGCAATAACTTTGGCAAGGTGATCCACCACGCGCTCGGTTGCATCCTCGTAGAGGGGGTCATAGATAGCCCAGGCAATCTTGCCGAACGCTTCCTCCATCGCCTCAACGGTCTGATCGAGTCTGGCTGTCACGACGTGCAGCATCTCGTGCGTCAGCACCTCGCGCTGGAGTTCTGGCGTTTGCTTCCAGAAGTCGTGGCTCACGCGCAGCTCTGCGGTCTCAGCCTGTGCGTGCGGGTTGATGTCAGCCCACGCTTCTACGTCTGACGCATCACGCGCCACGGTGATCTTCCAATAGGAGACGTTGAGCGCAGCCTGAAGGTCGGCAACGTATGCCTCAAGCACGTCGTATTTGTCAGGCTTCGGTGCTGCAGCCACGTGTCCTCCTGTCCTCGTGAAGTAAGCCTGCCGATGGGAGGACTCCACCGGCAGGCGATGGGCCGCGCCGAAGCGCAGCTCGCCGCCTAGTCTACCTCTACTCCCCTGCCACCTTGTAGGAGTTCGTTGAGCAGGTCACGTTGAAGACCAGCCCATTGACCTCCTTCAGCTTGTCGTCCACTGCCCCAGCAAGCCCGCACAACTTGCAGACGGCAACCCAGTCCTCGTCAGCCACGAGCGTGTCAAAGCCGTGCGGATACTTTGCACGCGCCTCCTGCTCGTCAAGCTTCTCGTCAATCATCAGGGACTGACCGAGCGTCATTGTGTTCTGCTCCCAGTCAATGACGTGCTGCAGCGCGTCCTGCGCGAGCACGGTCGCTGCGTGCATCGCTGCGCCGCGCCAGCCCTCTCGGTTGATCTGGTATCGCTCTTTGCTCATCCCTCTCGGCTTGGCGTCTCGCTTCTTCTTGGCTTTGTTTGTGTGCGGCCGCAGCATCTCAATGGTGCGCCAGCCGTCCTCTGCGACAGCGCCGAAGAGTCCGATGAAGCGTTGCTCGACTTCCTCCGGCACGCGGCGCTCTTCAGCGACGTAGGCGTAGCAGGAGCGGCGGCTAATCTCTAGCGCGTCAGCGAGTGCCTCAATGCGCCCGCGTGGGGTCTTGCGTGGAAATGCGTGCCTGGCGATGATTCTCATCCAGTCGCCACGAATGGAACGAACGGTTCGCATAACCCTCCCTCTGCTCAGGGACGAGTGTCATCCCATTCCGTGATTATGACGCGCACGACCCCAAGATGCAAGTCGCGCAGTGCGGCGAAGGCGTGCGGTGACAAGTCAATGCTGCGACTGCGCTTCGTCCACTTGCGCTTCAAGTCTTTATGGCAGCGGCCGCAGTAGTCGGCGACGAGGACGATGACGCAACGCTCAGGCTTATCAGCGCGGCAGACCTTGATCTGGTACGGATCGTCGCCCCAACGGAAGGTGCCGACCGCTGCGTAGTACTTCGTGCCGCCGCGTGTGTACCACGCATTGTTTTTTGTTGCGTCGTACCACGATGCGACGCCGCGCACTGGGATGCCGTGAGGCGTCCGCACTGGCACACTTGGATGGACGGTCAAGATGACCGCCATCAAGAGTGCAATCACTCAGGCGGCTCCGCTGCTACGAACCAATCGCAGAAGTCGTCAAGGTCAAGGATGATCACGGCGCGACGGCGACCACCGCCAACGCCAGGACTGTCGCCAATCACCAAGCCACGCAACTGATCGCCCTTCACCGGCACTGTCTGCAACCAGTCCCATTGTCGCTCGCTGAAGCTGCCGCCCACCTTGCACTGCACGGCGAGCCAGTCGTTGGCAACGTCTTGCTTGCCGCCGAACTGCCCAACGCGCTGACCGAGCAGGCGCTTGGCAACCTCTCGCTCGAATGCGTTGCCACGAGCGCGGCTGTTCTTTCCCTTGCGGCTCTTCTCTGGGTCAATCATCTTTTGGATGGCTTGGTCTTTGTAGTAGCCCATTAGACGAGCCTCGCCAGCAGCGCAGTGCCGCCGTCGCTAAGCGTGAAGCGGCTCGGCTGCACGATCATCACGCCGTGCTTGATCAGGTCAGCATTTGTCTTGCGGTTGCCGATGCTCTCGTACAGGAAGAACCACCCATCTGGCGCAATGGCGTCGGCGTAGCGTTGGCTCAGGATGCACCAGACGCGGCCAGAGACTCCTGGCTCGTAGCACCACGCATCGGGACCCTCCTGGACGGCGATGACTTGATCGTCAAGGAACGGAGCCTTCCGCTCGATGCGGCTCACTTCACGCAGCTCCTGTGGTACCAGGCGAAGCGGGTGTGCCGCTTGTTGGCGACGAAGGTGATCACCTTGACGCGCCACGACTCCTTGAGCGTGTTGAGCACGCCTTCGCAGGAGCCGCACGAGGTCAGCCTGAACACAGGCTCCTTGCGCGGCCCACCTCGCTGTGCTTTTACTGCTGCCACATTGTGCTCCTTGCAATCCAGACCACGGTGGCAATCGCCACAATGAGGTAGATGGTAGCGGCTCCACCGCCGCCGTTCTTACTCACCTTCGGCAGACTCGCCGCGATCAGGAAGGCGAGCATCAGGTTCAGCCCAGCGATAAACACGCCGAGGCTGTCCCAGCCGCTCAATGCCCGACTCCGTTCAGGGTCGTGACCAGACGAGCGACCATCTTCTCAATCGCCTCCTGCGGCGTTGCGCCGGTGGAAGTGATCTCGCCATCCTCGTCGTCAAGGATGACCGTCCAAACGCCCTCAATCTGAAGGCAGTCCTGGACTCGATAGCCGACCTGCGCGGCCAGCACCTCAAGCTCGTTCATACAACCTCCTCCATCGCATCAGTGATCTGACGATACGCCTCTTCGGTTGAGATTTCCGATGTGTCAACCGTAAGGTCTGCCCTGCTGTCTGTCCAGCCCCTTTCCGTGATGTCAGCGGCTCCGTACAGGTTGCCGCCCACCCTCTCGCGCCTGACCTCCTCCGAGGCTGTCAGACGAACGATAAAGATGTCTGGGTCAATGGCTCGGAGGTACTGCACTTCGGCATCCAGCCGCACGTCATCCACCACGACGCCAAAGCCGATGCGCTTCAGCTCAAAGTAGTCCTTGCGCCAGACCCGCAACCAGAAGTGCGTGTCAACGCCTCGCATCGCCGCCCCAATGTCTTGCAGCAGTTCTCTGCCGGTCAAGGTGCTGTCGCCAAAGTTGCGGCTCACGGTGATTGAGTCGCTCTTGCCGAGGTCGTTGTACGCCATTGCAGCAATGTGCTTGATGGCATCCGCAATGCCGTGCCGACGGTACTCACGATGCTCCACGAAGAGCGACGCGATGGTGGACTTGCCGCTTCCTTGCGGCCCAAGAATCGCCAACGACCTCACGGAAGCCTCATCGCTTCTACGACCGGCAGGAAGCCGACCACCTTGACGATCTCCTCCGTGTTCTCAAACTGGGTCGTCGCTGGCATTAGGCGAGGCTCCCAGTTCGGCTCCTTCACGCGGTACAGGTCCCAGGCGAAGATGCCCGCTGGCGTGCTGTTGATGTACGCAGGTCGCGCTGACCGCTTCCCTGCCTCCTCGATGAGCCAGTCGTACTTCGCCTGCTCAATGAGCATCTCTGGGTAGTGCGCCTCTCGGCACTTCAACTCCAAGATGAAGTCCACTCGTGCAAAGGGAAGTCCGTACCACGCCGTGCAGTCCCAATGGCTAAAGCCATACTCCATCCGCTCAAGGTGAGGCACGCTCGTGCTCTTCAGGTGATCTAGTAGCTCTTGCTCAGTCATCCTTGTCCTCCAAGAATCTCTCGCAAACTTGCGGGTCGTTTAGTAAGAGTCTCTCTCTTCTCTCTCTCTGCTCTCTCTCTGCTCTGCTCTATAGCGTGACCAAACCGTGACACAGGGTCTTTTTGAGCACGAGCGCGCTGTTGACGTTGAGCCGACGTCGGGTCGACTTGCCATCGAGACCAGTTCGAGACTGCCACGACACCGCCTTGAGACACGTCCAGCAAGCCCTCGGCAATGAGTCGAGGCACTGCCCGACCAAGCCTCGGCCCGATGATTGCGGCGAGGTGTGTTCGGTCGCGGAACTCGCCTCCCTTCCGCATCTCCTTCGCCACTTCAAGGATGGTGATAAACGCTCGGAACTGCGTGTCAGTCAAGCTGGCGATCACCGCATCTCGGTGCGCTCCTGCTGACCACTTGATCCATAGACTCATTTCGTCCTCCTCTTCCTCAGCCGTTAGAACGGCAACTCTTCAAGGTTGTCCTCTGGCACGAGTTTGGGTGCTGGCTCCGCAGACTTCTTGGCGTTCAGGAACTTGGCGCTCGGCTTCTCTCGGCAATACGAGCCGTCAGGTGCCTTATGGCTCGCCGCCCAGAACGCTTCGTAAGGCTTGCCGCTGACCTTGCTGATCCCTGCTGGCTTCAGCGTCCAGGACTCGCCGTGTGAGCAGCGGTCATCGTCCACCGAAGCGGCAAACAGGATCGCCGCCTTCGCCGCGATAATGTCGTCGTCAGATGCCCTCGTAGAATCAACGGAGACCCCTGTAGGAGCCACGGAGCGGGGCGCAACCCCACGAGGTGGTACTTGGACACCCTTGTCTGGCGAATA